TGGTGATGTTCTGTTCGGCCCCGGTGTTGACCACCCGCAGGAGAGTCAGCTCGGGGAACGCGTTGGCGAGCTGCATGTTGTTCGTCGGGGCGGCGACGGTGGTCGTCCCGGCGGGCTGGGCGATGCCGCCGTTGGGGATGAGGTTGGTGTACGGGATCTGGGTAGTAGCCATGGGTCCGTGCTCCGATCAGGCGGGGTCGATGAAGGCAGCGGCGAGGCAGTCCGGGCGCACGACCTTCGCGCCGTACAGGGCCAGGCCCTTAACCGCGTCGGCGAAGCCGTTCTCCGGGCGGTAGGCCTCGGTCTTGTTGATCTGCTCGGCGAAGGTGATCGCGGCGTTGGTGCCCGCGGTCACGACCTGGTCGCTGCCGGTCGGGCTGGGCACGTTGTTGGATTCGAGGATGTCGAACCCGGCCGCGCGGCCGACCATGCCGTTGCGCAGGCCCTCGGTGACGCCGGACGCGTCGACCTTGACGAACCGGTCGTCCAGGAGCAGCGACGCGTAGAACTCCGGGCTCACCACGACGTAGCGTCCGGCGGTGGGCACGTTCGCCTTGGTCAGGCGGGTGCGCAGCGGCACCAGCACCTTGTCGTAGGCGTCCGTCGGGACGGTGTACGTGTTGAGCGGGGTGCCGGACTGGTTGAGGAAGTTCGCGGTCTGGATCTGGGTGTACAGACCGGCCACGAACTGGTCCACGGTGTCGGCCAGCCCGTAGGCGGCCTCGGACATCGCCTGCGGCATCAGGTTGGAGCGCACCTGGCGGGCGTCCACGTCGTCCACGGAGAAGGCCCAGAACTTCGCCTGGTCGACCACCAGGGTGCGCTGGGCGGTGGTCAGGTTCTCCGGGGTGATGACGGTGCTGCCGGGCACGTAGTTACCGATCGCGGGGCGCGACACCGAGGTGATGCGGACGGTGTCTCCGGACTCGGAGATGTCCCCCTCGTAGTCGCGGTTGACGACGTCGGGGGCCGCGTAGACCAGGGCCTTGCGGAGCGCCACCAGGAGCTGGGCGGACCAGATCTCGGGGACGAAGTTGCGGACGGACATGGGGTGCCTTTCTGGCTACTTGCCGCCGAGCAGGGTCTCGAAGCGGCCCTCATTGCGGGCCTTGTCGATCTGCTCGGGGGACATGGTCTTCAGGTCGCTCTTGGTGAGCTGCTTGGGGCGGGCGGCCTTGCGCGCTGCCCCGCCGTCGCCGGTGCCCTGGAACCTCTTCGCCGTTGCGGCAGCCAGGTAGGGCTTGCTGGACAGGAGGTCATCGATCGCGTCGGTGATCTCCTGGGTGTCGACGTCGCCGTCCTCGTCGACCTCGAACTGGTCGAGGTCGAGGAACTTCAGCGCGTCCTTGGGGTCGCTCAGCTTCCCGGCCGCGACCGCGCGCACCTCGGCGCGCAGCAGTCGGGTGTTGGCCTTGGCCGTTGCGGCCTGGGTTGCCTCGCGGCGGATCGTCTCGGGGTCGTCCTTCTTGCCGCCGGCCTTGAGTTCGGCGAGTTCGGCCTCCAGCTCGCGGCGGAGCTTGGCCTCGGCGCGGCGTCGTTCCTTCTCGGCGGCCAGGGCCTTGACGCCCTTGGGGCCGAGCGGGGCGTCCTCCTCGTCCTCATCGGAGTCGCCGCCGGAGGTGCCCTCGGTGTCGGCGCTCTCCTGCTCGGCGTCCTCGTCGGGGCCGTCCTCGTCCTTGTCCTCGTGGGTGTCCTCCTCGTCCGGGGCGCCGCCCAGGACGGGCCACACGGGGCGACCGCCGATGACGGCGAGCGCGGTGAGGCCGGTGAAGGGGTGGACGGGCAGGTCGAAGTCGAGCGTGTCGCTCATGGGTGCTCTCCCGTTGCGGGTCGGGTCCGGCGTTGCGCACGGACGAATCAGGTGAGGTAGCCGTACCGGCGAAGCCCCTCGATGGCGGCCTCGCGGGAAGGGGCCTCGGCGATGATCTGCTCGGGCATGGGGCGGAGCACGCGGGCACGCGCGTACCGTTCCCCGGGCACACGGGCCGACCCCGAGGCAGCGATCATGCGGGCCCCGGCGTAGCCGCGTCGGGTGGTGCCCTCCCGGGTGAGGAGGCGTCCGGCAGCGGTGGTCATGCCGCGTCGGGCGTTGACGACCTGGCCGATGTCCGCGCCCGCTCGGATCGCCTCGGCCGCCCCGGCCCCGAACCGTCGTGCCTGCTCGGCCGGGGACATGGCGTCGAACAGCTCGCGGGGGGACGACCAGGGGACGTCTTCGCCCGAGCGGATCGGCAGGATCCCGCAGTCGCAGTTCGGGTGCCGCTCGAAGCCTTCGCTGTAGCTGTAGGTCTGTCCGGCCAGGACGATGCACCGGGCGCACGCGGGCAGGGTCACCACCCGCGTGTAGGCCACACCCGGGCGGGTGGTGATGCCGATCAGGTCGGCCATGCGGGCGGCGTCGTGGACCTGCGTGCCCACGATCAGTTCCAGCATCGCGAGCCCGGCGGCCATGGCGTCGCCGACGGCGCGGCCGGTGGTCAGGTAGGACAGGGCGGTGATCATCGGCTGGGCGAGCAGGGTCTCCAGCGGGCGCCCGTCCGAGGCGGTCCCGGACAGGGCGGCGGGGTCCAGCTCGGCGAGCGGGGCGTCGCCCAGGCCCAGCACCCGACGCAGGTACGGTTCGCTCAGCCCGGCGGCGGCCCGCTGCGCTCCGACGACCAGCGCCAGGACGCGGGGCAGGCGGGCCTGCCAGGTGTCGCGGATCCGTTCGGGTTCGACCTGGGCCCACTCGGCGCGCACTCCGCGGGCGGCCCCGTTGGCGAGCCGGTTCGTGTCGGTCTTGTGGGCGACGGCGGCCGGGGGCGGGCTCACGCCCTCACCTCGGCCGGCTCTTCGTCCTCCTCGGCACCGGCGGCTTCCAGTCCACGGGGCGGACCGCCGCGGCCCAGCTCGTGGGCGATGGCCTGGACGGGGTCCATGTCGGACTCGCGCTGGCGCATCGCGATGACGTCGGCGACCTCGGTGGGGGTGAGCCCGTACCGCAGCGCCAGCCACTCGAAGGGGAACCCCAGCGTCTTGAGCTTGACCAGGGCGTCGGCCATCTGTGCGTGCGAGCGGGACTCGACGTCGGCCCACATCACCGACCCGCCACGGATCGCCTTGGCCTTGGTGTCGTTGCCCTGGGCCAGGGCGACCAGCGCCGCACCCTCGCGCAACCCCTGCCCGTACCAGGTCTGCTTCTCCTCGCCCTTCTTGACCAGACCGGTCTCCGCGGCCAGCAGAGCATCGCCGCTGAGGTTGGCCATCTTCCCCACCAAGTAGTGCTGCGGGGTGCGGGTCTGGGCGGCGATGTGCCCGACGGCGACCTCAATCACGCCCGTGTAGGCGCCCAGGTTGGCGGCCTGCCACTCGGCGATCTTGGTTTCCTTGCCGGTGATCCACAGGACCCGGTCGACGGCGAACTTCTCCAGGTCGACGGGCTTCTTGCCGACGATCTCCCCCGCGCTGTTCATGACCGGGAGCATGGGGCGTTCGGCGCCCATGATGACCCGCTGGGGGAAGCTGGCGTAGTCGGAGGCGGTGAACAGCTGCGCCCACAGCAGGTTCACGGCGTCCTGCATCGCCCGCACGCCTGTGACGTCGCTGATCGGTTCGCTGACCAGCATGGGCTTGTTGGGCAGCTCCACCATCGGCACCACGCCCATGGGGTTGGGCTGCGGGTTGGGCTCGGCGCCCATCTCCCGCGGCTGCCAGGACCGCATCTCTTCGTCCACGTAGATGAGCTGCGGGGACTTCTCCTGACGCTGCAAGGGGCGGGAGAACTTCCACACCTCGGTCTTGAGGTACAGGGTCGCGAATTCGCGTCCGCCGTCCTGCCACCGTTTCAGGGCGGCTCGGCGCTTGCGACGCGACCCGGGCTCGTAGACGACGATGCACTGGGAGGCGTCCTCGAACGTGACCGTGGGGGTGTCCTCGTCGTCGGGGTCGCCCCACACCAGCATGAAGGAGCGGGCGTTGATGCCCGCGGACAGGAACCCGAGCTGGGAGTCGGCATCCAGCCCGTTCTCCTGCCACACCCGCCAGAACTCGGTGTCGGCCTTCTCCTCGCCGGGGATGCGGAACCCCCGCACGGTCAGCCGCTCCACCGGAGCATCGGCCACGGGCTGCACCCAGTTGTCGGAGAAGTCCCGGTATCTCTCACCGTGGAACTTGCGGAACTCGTCCGAGGCGAACGCGAGCTTGCTACTGCCCCGGTAGTAGTCCTCGTTCAGGTCCATCTCGCCGCGGCGCCGGATCAGCTCCGACTCCAGGGCCGCGACCAGGTTCAGCGCCTGGGCCATGGTGGCCACACGGGCCTCCCCTCATGAGCTGTAGAAATAGGACACCTCGGCCTCGGCCAGGCCCGCCCTGATGGCATCGCCCAGCGCCTCGTGGGCGAGCACGCTGGGGACGGTGGCGTCGATCTTCTGTGACGGTGACGCCTTGCGGAGCACGTACCGGTCGGAGGGGCGGGCGGACATCCGGGTGTTGGCGATGTGCGACTCGGTGATCGGGCACCCGTCGTGGGTGAAGCTGCTGTCAGCCTTGGTGACGTCGGTCTTGAGTCGTTCGCACGCCTCGTGCATCTGCACCACGCGGCGGGTGTGCCAGCGGATCACCCGTTCCTCGCCGTATTTGTCCGCCCAGTCGTCCACTTCGGACTCCCAGTACGGCGGGTCCGCGTACAGGCGGACCACGTCGTAGCGGCGCATGATCTGGTCCATGGCCGCGTTGACCTCGGCGCGCGGGACCTGCCCGCCGTAGTCGGCGGGGTTCCAGATGGTGGGTGCGTCATCGGGCCCGTACACCGGGGTGAACTGGTGGCCATCCATCGTCTCGGCGCGGATCGCCGTCCAGTCGTCCACGTCCGAGCCGTCGAAGCCGAGCACGACCCGGGTGTACGGGCGAACCCGCCGCGGGGCGGCCCGCTTGGCCCAGGACGCGGCCTTGAGCCAGGACCCCATCCCGGCCATGATCCGGTTGCCGAAGAACCGCTCGGCCTGCCCGGGGTCCTTCTCCGCGAGTTCGGCGGCCTCGGCGTCGATGACGTCGTGGTCCACCCACCAGG